AAAACCACCGATTTTGATGGTATGGGCGTATCTAAAGGTTTAGGAATATTAGCATTAGCTGCGGGTATCTCAGTATTGGCCGATGCAGTAAAGAAATTTAGTGAAATAGATAATGGCAACTTGGTAAAAGGTTTGGGCGCAGTAGGTATCGCATTAACTGAAATATCACTATTTACAAATCTAACTGGAAATGCTAGTAAAGTAATATCAACAGCAGTAGCGTTAACTATAATAGCAGGAGCCATGTTAATATTAGCACAAGCAATTGGTATTATGGGAAACATGTCACTTGAAGAAATAGGTAAAGGATTACTTACCATGGGTGCTAGTTTAGCCATAATAGCGGTAGCATTAAAAGCACTTCCAAAAAGTACAATATTAATAGGTGCTGGATTAGTGGTTGTTGCCACATCATTGGTAATATTATCAGAAGCATTGGGAACAATGGGCAATATGTCTTGGGAAGAGATAGCAAAAGGATTAGTAGTACTTGCTGGGGCATTAACTATAATAGCAGTAGCTATGCAATTTATGACGGGTGCAATACCCGGTGCTGTAGCATTGATAACTGTTGCTGGAGCATTAGCAATTCTTTGTCCTGTATTATTGGCATTAGGTAGTATGTCCTGGGAATCAATTGCTCAAGGATTAACTATGTTGGCTGGAACATTTGCTGTAATTGGAGTTGCCGGATTATTATTAGGACCACTTACACCAGTATTATTAGCATTAGCTGGAGTAGTAATACTTATAGGAGTTGCTGTATTAGCCACAGGAGCTGGAATGATGATGTTAGCAGGAGCAATAACTGTATTGTCAGTTGCAATTCCAATATTTGCAGCAGCATTATCAATAAGTGCAGCAGAATTAGTTGCTGGGTTTACAATAATTTTGACAGGTATCGCTTCGTTAATACCATTAATAATTACTCAAATAGGTGTTGGTCTTGTAGCATTTGCAGTGGCAATAGGCAATGGAGCACCAGCTATAGCATCAGTTGCAGTATCAGTAATATTAGCATTCTTACAGGCATTAAATGATACAATACCACAAATAGTAAATACAGTATTATCATTATTGGCAACTATATTAGAAACTGTTGTAAAATATTTACCTAGATTCATCCAAGCTGGTATAGATATAATAATGGCATTACTTGATGGTATTGCTAGTTGTATAGAAGCAATAGTACAAAAAGGTATTGAAATAATGATTAACTTTATAAAAGGTATTACTAGTATGCTTGGTGAAATTGTTGATGCTGGTGTAAAATTAATGATAAGTTTTATAAATGGTTTAGCAGATGGTATTAGAAATAATACAGATGAAATGATAGCCGCAGTTAGTAATCTTATGTCTGCAATACTAGAAGCTGGTTTTAAAGTATTAACAGCTGGGTTTGATGGATTTGTTGATGTAGGAAAAAACTTAATGCGAGGTTTAATTAACGGACTTAAGAATGGTGTTGCTGCAATAGGAGATACTGTTAGTAGCATTGGTAATAGTGTACTTAATGGATTTAAAAATATATTTGGAATACATTCGCCATCTACAGAGACTACTGATATGGGTATGTACTTAGATAAAGGTCTTGGCGGTGGTATGTCAAAGTACTCTTCATTAGTAGATAGAGCTGCAAAAGGAGTTGGTGAATCAGCATTAGATTCAATGTCTGGCGCATTATCTGGTGTATCAGATATATTAAGTGGTAATGTCGCTATTGACCCAACTGTTCGTCCAGTATTAGATTTAACAAATATTCAAAATGGAGCCGGGCAAATAAACAGTATGCTAAGCAATCAACAAGCAGTTCTTACTGGAGTAGAAGTAGCAAACAGTGCATCTAATAATAATGCAGAAACCGTTGCAGAAGCAATAATAAGAGCAAACACTACAAACGAACAAAGAGTTGTTACTGCAGTAACTAAATTATCAGATCTTATGAGTGATTTAAAAGACGTAATGAGTAAGCAACAAATTGTAATGGATACTGGTGCCGTAGTAGGTTCCATTATAACAGAAGTAGATGCAGCATTAGGTCAAATATCAACATTAAAAGGGAGGAATAATTAATGGCATACCATTCAATTACTTTTGGAAATAAAAACACATTCGACGATTGGCATTTAGTTCCATCATCAAGACCATTATTTAATCCTCCTAAACAAAAAATAACACTTATGGATATACCAGGAAGCGATGGTACACTTGATCTTTCTGAGACGTTAACGGGTTATCCAGTATATAATAATAGAGAAGGATCGCTTGAATTTATTGTATTGAATGATTTTAAAGAATGGCAAAATACATATTCTGATATAATGGATTACATACATGGTAGAGTCATGAATGCAATATTGGAAGACGATCCAAACTATTACTATAAAGGGCGATTCTCAATAAATGAATGGAAGTCTGATAAAGACCATTCCAAAATAACAATAGATTATGTAACAGAACCATATAAGTTGTTAAAATTATCATCTATTGAAGACGCTACCCTTGCTCAAAGTTTTAAAAATATAGTAATAGATAGTGGCACACCAATATTAAAAACATTTCAGGGACTTATCGGACGAAAACCGGTATGCCCTACGTTTATTATCTCCACAACAGGAGGCATGACAATAAGATTAAAAAATGATGAACTAGGAATCGATAGCACAAAAGTACTTAATGATGGAACTATTGTTGTTTCAGATTTTATACTATCAGGACTTACAGAAAATAGTACAATGTCATTTTGGTTTACAGGGCATGGAACAGTATCAATAGTTTTTAGGAATGGGAGGTTATAATAATGTATACTATTTATGCAGGATCATTATGTATATATAATGATGTGAATTTGCTAGATGAATTAAAAATAATAACCCCTACTTTAACAATGGCCGATAGTGCTGCTGGATCGCTAGAAATCACGGTTCCAACTACTAATGTCGGTTATGATATAATACAACGTATGAAAACTGAAATAATAGTAAAACAAAATGGTATTGAGATATGGTCTGGTCGTGTTCTAAAAGAAGGTATAAACTTTTTAAAACATAGAACATTATATTGTGAAGGCGAATTGGCATATTTGAATGATACTACACAGCCACAAGCAGAATATCATGATGTTACTATACAAAGTTTTTTAGAATCATTAATAGGTATACATAACTCAAAAGTTAATATTGAAAAACAATTTACAATAGGTATCGTCACTGTTACTGATCCAAATAATTCGATATTTAGATATACTAATTATGAGAAAACAATAGAGTGTATCAATGATAAATTGCTTAAAAAATTTGGCGGGCATATTAGAATCAGAAAAGTTAATGGTATTAGATATCTAGATTATTTGGAAGACTATCCAAATACAAATACTCAAACAATTGAATTTGGTAAGAACTTACTAGACTTTACACAAAATAAGGATATGTCAGAATATGCAACAGTTATACAACCATTAGGTGCTCGTTTAGATACTAGTCCAATAGAAGCTTTGGATGCATATTTAACAGTTGAATCTGTAAATAATGGAAAACGTTTTGTTGTATCTACAGATGCTGTAAATGAATATGGATGGATTGAAAAAGTTGTTAGTTGGAATGATGTTGAAACAGCAGATGCACTACTTACAAAAGCTACCAAATATTTAACTGATATACAGTTTGATAATATAATTTTAGAAGTAAGTGCTGTTGATTTCAATTGTATAAATATAGAAACAGAATCAATAAAATTATTAGATGAAATGCGAGTGTTGTCCAAACCTCATGGAATGGATAGATACTTTCCAGTATCAAAAATTGTACTTCAGTTGGACAAACCAAGCAATACAAAATTTACAATGGGTACTTCTGAAGTTATATCGTTAACGTCAGCAAACAATAAAACAAATTCTGATTTATTAAGTAAAATTGAGTCATTACCAAAAAGATTTGAGTTACTAAAAGATGCAAAAGATAATGCAACTCAACTTATAACATCTGCTACTAATGGTTTTGTAACCATTGTCCAAGGTCAAAATGGAAGTAGAGAATTACTAATAACAAACGACATTGATTATACGGTGGCTACAAAAGTATGGCGTTGGAATATAAATGGTCTTGCATATTCATCCACTGGATACAATGGTACGTATGGATTAGCAATGACTATGGATGGATCTATTGTAGCGGATAGAATAACAACTGGCGTATTAAACGCTAATCTAATGAAAGCTGGAATCATACGAAGTGTAAACGGTGATAGTTATTGGGACCTTGTAACTGGAGAAGTTAATTTTGTTGCATATTCGCAAGCCATTAAAGATAATACAGATGCTATAGGACTTATAAGAGAAAATCTAGATGACTTTTCAGTGGCAACATTAGCCACTTTAGACAGTCTACAGAGTCAAGTAGACGGTTCTATAACAACATGGTTTTATGCAGTTATACCAACCAATAATAATACACCAGCAGTTGATTGGAATACTACTGATCTAAAAAATATTCATTTAGGAGATTTATACTATGATACAATAACTGGGTATGGCTATAGATATCAAGTTGTTAATAGTGTTTACGATTGGCAAATAATTACAGATACAGATATAACAAAAGCATTAACGGCAGCAGCCGATGCTCAAGATACGGCAGATTCTAAACGTAGAGTATTCATAAACACTCCTACTGTACCATATGATGTTGGAGATTTATGGACACAAGGTGCATCTGGTGATTTGATGAGATGTTCTGTCACTAAAGTAATTGGTATGTCGTACTTATTGAGCGATTGGATCAAAGCTAGTAAATACACTGATGATACAGCAGTTGATAACCTACACATAGGTGGTAGGAATTTAATTATTGGCTCTAGTTCTGCTACAGTTACAGACAAATGGACGAGTGAGGGATGGGATGGCAGCATTGCATGCAATAATTCTATAGAACGAATATATTCATTACAAGCATTAAATGGTTGGCGCACACATATGTATACTCTTGATTCATCATATGCTAATAAAACAGTTACAATATCGTTCTATGCAAAATTAACATCAATTGATACAACCTCCACTAATCTAAATAGCTTAACTTTTAATAATGATTCAGCATCATCATTTACCGCTATTCCATTTGATATCGAAGGTAATACTGGAACAGATACGTTACCAGTTAAAGATGTTTGGTTATTTTTTAAAAAAACTACTACATTAAATTCCATTGCAAGAGTCGGTTTTATGGTAGCGTGCCAACCAGAAAATCAAGGTTTCATAACTACTTGGTTAATTAAAGATTTAAAAGTAGAGACCGGCGATAAAGCGACCGACTGGACACCTGCACCAGAAGATGTAACTGCCAATACAGATACACTAAAATTTAAATTTACTAATATAATAGGTTGTGATGTAACCAATAATATAGTTACTAACTTAGTAGTTGGTGGTGGATGGGGTAATGCCGGAGTAAGCAATACTTATAAATTTTATAATGGCGATTCTATAGAATTTAGATTCTTTGATAGATTAGAAGTTATGGTTGGTCTAAGCACCAATGATGTAGATCAACATTATATGTCAGAACAATATGCAATATATCACGTTGCGGATTCATTATATATTTTTGAGTCAGCCATCAATATAAAGCAAATAGTTAATAATTGGCTAGAAACTGATATTTTAGCAATACAAATAACTGATAATAAAGTAAATTATTTTAGAAATGGCAGTTTAGTATATACTAGTGCAACGACGCCAGTCCTACCAATGGTGCTAGATATAGCGATACAACAAGCAGGAGCTAAATGTAGTGTACAATATGGTATGGAAAATAGTTTTAAAGTTTACTCGGATGCCATAAAGTTTACTGCAGATAATGCCACAACGGCAATATCAGATATTTCTAGTGACAGTAAACTAACACCATCGGAAAAGCAAACTATTAGAAAAGAGTGGGATAATATATATAATACTTACTTAACAGACTCCCACCAGGCTGATGTTTTTGGAATTGTATCTGAAAAAACTAACTACTCAAATAACATGTATTATATAGCTGTATATTTGAATGGGAATGTAGATTTCAATTTCTTTACTACAATTCCATCATGGATATCGGATGCAAATTTATCAACTACTACTGATATAGATGGTACTGAATTTAGATATAAGTTTGTTACTTTTTATGAGGCAAGACAATTATTATTAAATGCTATATCTACGAAAGCAAAAATACTTGCCGATAATGCCCAATACAATGTAGATAATCTTAAAATTGGTGGTAGGAATTTATTATCAGATAGTGGATTTGAATTAGGTAACTGGAAACCAGCCGCTGAAAATTATGCGTATTCTGGAAATAAATATCCTGGTAATAACAGTGATAAATCTTACGCCATATCAAAAATCGCAGATGGCGATAGTTATGCTATATTTAGAATTGGCGTAAGGCCAGTCGGTCATTATATATTATCATTTGATATTAAATGCGATATACCAAATGGTGTAATGAGTGGTAATATATTTGTTAGAGCATCAGACTATACCGTTACTTATCAAATGCTTCATATGTCAACTATACCAATGGCTTGGACAAGAATTATTTATCAGTTTGATGTATTAGAGGAACACTCTATGGGATTGGAACTCATACTTAGGCCCCTTGAATCAGTAAATTACGGAAGTGTACTATACGATAACTTTAAATTAGAAAATGGTACTAAAGCAACAGATTGGTCACCGGCACCAGAAGACATTGATATAATTAAATTTAGCTTTACAAATATTGTTGGTGGTACTATGGACGGCAATAAATTCACAAAAACAATTGATTCTGGTTGGGGTTCTGCTGGTATTAGTAACACATATAAGTTTTATAATGGCGATAGTTTAGAATTTAAACTTATATCAGGGAGCCAAGTAATGTGTGGACTAAGTATAAATGATATTGATCAGAACTACGAAACAATAGGTTTTGCCCTATATGTAGATATTTCTGGTACATTGAGTGTGTACGAATTAGGGCAAGGACGATATACTATCGCAGACACTTGGTTATATACTGATGTATTTGCTGTAAAAATATCAGAAAATAAAATATACTATTTGCGAAATGGAACTGTATTTTATACCAGTACAGTAACACCAACTTTACCATTAGTATTGGATACTGCAATGTATCAAGTTAATTCTGAAGTAAGTATTAATTATGGTATGGTAGATAGTCTTAAAGCGTATACTGAAGGAAAGACAACAGCTAACTCTATAGTATCGACCATTAATCAAACAGCAGAAGCAATTAAAATATCGGCAGATAAACTAGATTTAACAGGTTTAGTTACAATAGCCAATATTGGAACGGCTGGAAAAACAATAATTAATGGTAGTAACATAAAATCTGGAGCAATACAATCTGCTAATTATAGTGTTACATCACCATTTACAGGATCAAGATTAGATTTAAGTAATGGTTCATTTGACAGTGCTTACTTTAAATGGAACCAACAAGGTTATTTTACAGCATCTGGAGGCACTATTGGACTATGGTCAGTTGATCCTTCATCTGGAGGTTTAATATATAATAACACATCAAAAGGAGTTGTTGGCGGTCAAAAATTTATTGAAATGAATCTTGGTAGTTCAGTTAATCATGGAGAATATAATATAAATACTACATTTACGCCATACGAAGCAAGTTTTGGTAGATATTATCCTAACGGTAAAGGTGCTATTGAATTTGCATTTCGTGACTATACTGAAATGACAGCTGATGGAATATTTCTATGGCATAATGGAACTAGTATGAATGATCCATCAGTTGATGCTTCTATTATGGTACAACAATATTCTGGACATGGAGGAATTACTACTGGAATATGTTTCAATAGTCCAACAACAATTAGATTTAATAATAATATAGATGTTGGAGGAGCTTCTATTTGGGGCGCCAATGTAGAAGTAGCTGGTGCTTTAATTGCTCCGAACGTGGTTTGTAAAAGTGGATTAACGGCATATTATAATGAATCGCAAGCAGTCTATATTAGTGGTTCGCAGTTTCTAGTGCTATCAATAAAAGGTCATGAAATGGGTTGGTGGTAAATTAAGAAAGGAGGTAATAATGGATTTTGATTTAAAAATATTCATGCTAAAACAAAGTATACTTGATTCATTTAATGATGCGCAAATGCCAATAACATTAGTAGATCTAATACTTGGCGAAATGAAAACAGAAAGCGCAAAAGAAGTAACAAAAGCAATTGCAATACAGAAAGAGCATTATAACAAAGAACAAGAACGAATTGCAAAAGAACAAAATAAAGATACTCCAATCGTACCATAAAATAATAATCTTCGCGTAAAAAACAGTTTCTATAATGAAACTATTGATAAAGTTTACGAAGGAGAATAAGTATGAAGAAATTTATTAAAAGAAATTGGGTGTTTTTAGTAACAGAGTTTTTATTAATATTAGCAATTTGTATATTGTTACCATTAGCATTTAAGTAGTTAATTGAGAGAGCTTAGGCTCTTTCTTTTGCAATTATGCCAAATTCAAAATGGTAATAAAAAGGTGGTGATACATATATGCGTGATGAACTATGTGGTGAAATACACAAGCAAGTCGATGAAAGACTTATTCAAGCCAACAAACGATTAACAGAGCATGACATAGTACTCGATCAACAGAATGGAAGAATAAACAAACTAGAAGTACGTGGTGCCACTATAGACACAAAAGTAGAAAATCTATGTGATGATATTAAGACACTAGTATCTACTATACGGTGGGCCGGAATATTAGCAATTACTACATTATTAGGATTTTTTATTTGGTATATCCAACATATCTAAACAAAATAAAAGGAGGATTTAAATCATGAATTTAAACGAAATTTTAACAGTATTAATCAGTTACGGAACAATTGCCGTAACAGTAATAGGCTTATTGGCCTTTGCTACGAGTGTGATAACTCAGGTAACTAAAAGTTGGGGTTTTCTAGATAAGATTCCAACAGCATTGCAGGCGTACGTTGTTAGTTTAGTACTAACAGTGCTAACTGTACTTATTTATATACAGTTTAGTAAAATGGCATTTGTATGGTATTATATTGTCGGGGCAATTATATTAAGTTTCTTTGTGTCATTTGTAACAGTAAATGGCTGGTCTCAATTACGAGAAATTTGGCATAGATTTAATGATACTAATAGTACGAATACAACTGATAAATCAGGAGGTGCACAATAATGAGTAACAGTGGTTTGGTAACATATACAAAACTATCACCAAATTGTGATAGACCTAGAAGCAAAAAATTGTCAAAGATTACAATTCATCATATGGCTGGAAATCTTTCAGTAGAAGCCCTTGGTGATATCTTTGCTAGAGAAACAAGACAAGCTAGTGCTAATTATGGTATTGATTCTAATGGATCAGTAGCATTATACGTTGATGAAGTAAATAGAGCATGGACTAGTGGTAATCCAGGTAATGATAATCAAGCGGTTACTGTTGAAGTGGCTAATGATGGTGGAGAAGAAACTGGTTGGCATGTAAGTGATATTGCATTAGCAAAACTTATAGATTGGTGTGTTGATGTTTGTCAACGTAATGGTATACCTGCGCTAAACTTTACAGGTGATGCTACAGGTAATCTCACAATGCATAGTTATTTTCAAAATACAGCATGCCCTGGTCCATATCTTGGATCTCAGTTTCCATATATTGCAATAGAGGTTAATCGCAGATTAGAAATTTTAAAAACTAATCCAGAAGCCGTAATAGTGCCAAACACTGATGTTGAAGTATCCGCACCAGTACCAGAGGAGGTGATCCAAGAATCTGCACCTGTACCAGAACTTGTATTAACAGTAAACATTGGTGGATCTGAACAATGGCTTGGATCAGTATATGGTTCACAGTCTGATATTATGAATGTTGATTTTGGTTATGGTGGATTGTTAGGTAGAACTATTGAGGGGTTATGCATATCTTTAGAAAATGCAGGATTCTCAGTTAATTATGGAGTACATATAGCTGGCAGAACTTTACCAGGTGTAAACTCTAATAATGCAGATATGTCAAATAATGATACTGGGTATGCTGGTAAGTTAGGATCTGAGATCGATGGCGTACAGATGAGCCTAGAAGGAACAGACGAATTTGATATTGAGTATCAAGTAATCCTTTTATCTGGTAGAATATTACCATCAGTGTTTGGTAAAGATGCTAATTGGGATGATGATAATTGTGGATATGCCGGTAGATTTGGACAACATATTCAAGGAATAACAGCAAGAATAGTTAGAAGATAATTATATCAAGTACCCCAGGAAACGGTAATACGCCCTGGGATATTTATTAAAAACATTTCATTTTAATTTTTCTTCGCGTTAGTAACAGTCCCTATAATGAGACTAAATTAGAAAATAAGGAGTATTTAAAATGATGATAATGATATGTAGAATATGTATTGCAATATTAATTATATATATTTGTAATATGTATATATATAAATTAGAGCAACGTAGATTGGCTATCGATATTAAAATTTTAATCAAGAGAAATAAAATAATTAAGAGTTTGATTGAGAAAGCTTAGGCTTTTTCTTTTCTATTCGCGTAAAAAACAATTGCTATAATGAAACTAAGAACTTAATTTAAAGGAGAATATATTATGGAAAAAGATAATGATATAACTGAAGTAACAACAAATTTTGTATGGCATTTATGTGAAAAACATGTATATAATAAAAAAATTAAAAAAGGTTTAAAAGACGGAAGTATTGAGATAATTGATGGTGAGTTCTACGAGAAAGTAGAAAACATCGTTGAGGAAGCTTAGGCTTCTTCTTTTGTCTTCGCGTAAAAAACAGTTGCTATAATGAGAGAAGAAAAGGAAAAGGCAACACGAATAGGCGTATAATACATAATGTATACTACCACGTAAATAGACCTATGTTCTTCTCTTTTATTTTTTTTAATATCAATATGTAAATTTTCCCGAGTGGGATTTTTTGATAAAAACATTTTAAAAAGGAGGAGCAAATTATGATAATAACATTAGCACTTATCGCTGGATTGGCTATAGGTAGTTTTGTAACTAATATTATAATTACAAAACGAACATCATACGGTACATTAGACATTGATGTAAATGGCGAAGAAGCAGACAAATGGATAATTAAATTTAATAAGTTTGATAATCTAAAGAACAAAAAATATATACAATTAAAAATTAATCGAATCGCTTTAAAAAAATAACTCGCGGCAATAACATTCCGTATTATGAGTAAATAAAATTTAAGGAGGAATTAAGAAATGATTAAAACTTTATTAGATGAGGAACTAACTGATGAATTCAATACATTGAAAAACATGACATTGGGAACCAAAGAGTATGAAGTAACAGTAAACACTGTAACTAAATTAGTACAAACGAGGGTTGAACTGGATCGATATGAGACTGAACGAATGGATAAGTTAAATCTGCAAGAAGAGCAAGCAAAGCAAAAGGAGCAAGAATTAAACTTACAAAAAGAACAGGCAAAAAACGAGAAAGTACACAATACTTCACAGACACTAATAATGATAGGAACAGCATTGTTAACTGCAGTGATTACAATTTGGGGAACAAATAAAACGTTAAAATTTGAAGAAGAAGGAACGGTAACAACCTCAGCAGGTAAAAGTTTTTTAGGACGATTAATACCTAAAAAGTAAATGAAAAACTCAAGATAGAGCACTAAGTAAAAACTTAGACTCTTTCTTTTTGTTATGAAAGGAGAATTCAAAATGGATAAAAAACAAATATTACATGTCAATGAGTATATGTCTACAATACAAAACATACGAGATGAATTATACTTAATGGGTACTGGCGATGAAATAAGTACAGAACTAATAGTAAATATTTTTATTCCTTTATTAAGTCGTGGATATAGTATATTATTAATATATGATGCTGTAAAAAAATTGTTATCATCTGGACTAATGTATGATATTAGAGTAGTATTACCAGAAGAAAAAATGCCGATTCCGTATGATATGAGTTTTGAAGAATGTGAGGATTATACATTAGTTGATAATTCTCCACCAACACGGTGTCCAATATTAAAAACTAATATTCACTATTTTAAGCATCAAGATTTCATATCGAGAGCAAATAATAAACCAATATATTTGGCAAGAAGAATATGTTAATGTAACCACTGACAATAGCTAGGAAGGAGATATTATGTATTTAAGAAGTAGATATTGGCTATTTTGCGAACGCGCACTATTCATGGCGTTATGCATATTTATGTCATATATTATAACACCGAACCAACAAATACAAGCACAAGAAATACCAATTCAAGAAGTAGAATACATATCATACAACAGTTCCGCACTAATATCAATTACGTTTACACCTATGCATAACGTTATTCAAGTAGAATCTAATATTATTGAGGATGATATTCAAGTACCAACATCTAGATTTTCAGAAGAAGATATTAAATTATTAGAACGGGTTACCATGAGTGAATCTGGTAATCAACCATTGGAGTGTCAAATTGCAGTAGCTCAAACCATTATAAATAGACTTGATAGTGGGCGATATGGAACTACAATATATGATATTGTATATGCAAATAACCAATACAGTACAAGAAATAATGGTGCGCCAAACGATAGTGTGTTGGCTGCAGTACAAGAGGCAATATATAACCCACCATACAATACAAATATGGTATACTTTAGAGAAAATCATTATCATACATTTGCAGTAGATTATGAAAAATTTGGTGTTTTATATTTTAGTTTATATCCTGAGGAGGGTTAATATGAAAAGAGAAGTGAATGAAATTACAAAAATAGTTCTGTTATCAGATACTGGAAAAGAAGCAGATACTTTATTTAGAATGATGATGGCAATAGTTCAAGAACGACCAAAGAATGTATTATATAGTGCAAAAAGAAAGTATATACAAGCGAATACATTTCATATTTGTATTATGCCAAATGATCAACATAAATATTGTGGATTACGGGCCGATCTTACATATCCATATACAAAAGATCTAATGGGTAAATCAAAACATACAGAACAAGAATGCACAATGGAACATATTATTGAATTTATACGGAAAGAATTGTGGCATAGTTCTACAAATTCGCGTATCAAACAGTCCCTTTAATGAGAAATAGTATATGGGTTACTGATGGAATTACATCAATGACTCTTTACTTTTTGAATATAAAAATACACTATAAAAGGAGAGAACCGTCATGAAAATTAAGAAAATTACAATGACACAAGTGCTGAGTTTATTAGCAACAGCACTAACACTAACAAGTATGATAATTGGTAGTGAGGTGCATGAAAGAGAAATGCAAGAACTTAAAGAAGAAATAAAAACAGAACTCAATAACGAAAAGGAGAATTAAAAATGAAAATTGGAAATTTTAATGGTATTATAAAATTAGTTCAAAGCATTGCAACAAAACATGGACCTGAAATATTAATTGGATTAGGTATTGCTGGTATGGGTACTACGGTAGTACTATCAGTAAAGGCAACACCAAAAGCATTGTTAATTATCGATGATGCTATAAATGAAAAAAATGATATTGAGTTAGAGATAGCAAATGAAAACGAAGATTATATTTATAACCCTATTGATAAGTTAACCGTTATGGAAACCACAAAAGTTTGTTGGAAATGTTATCTACCAGCCGTTATAACAGGAGTAACATCAGTAGTATGCATCATCGGTGGTACTACAATGAATTTGAGAAGGAATGCAGCATTAGCAACAGCGTATAAAATATCAGAAACAGCAATTAAAGAACTACAAGAGTATAAAGATAAAGTTGTAGATACTATTGGTGAGGAAAAGAACCAGGAAATCGAGAATAAGATTAATAAAGAACATTTAGATCGTGCTGCTGTTGATCTTGATAGTACGACTATATCTGGAACTGGCCCAGTATTATATTTTGAAAAGATGGGTGGGCAATGGTTTAAATCTGATAAAGAGACGGTTAGAGAAGTAATAAATAACCTAAATAATACTATGAATACTGAGATGTATGTATCACTCAATGATTTCTATGCAGATATGGGCTTAGCAAATACTATTGCTGGCGATTCATTAGGATGGAATACAAATCAAGGAATGATTGAGCCAAGATTTAGTTCAATGGTTACTAAAACAGGAATACCAGTAGTAGTATTAACTACAAGAATAGAACCAAGAGTTGATTACGGTAAATTATATTAAGTATATTCGCGGTAAAAACAGTTCGTATTATGAGATATAATAACATAAAATATTAGAAAATAAGGAGGAATTAATTATGAGTAAGATTGATGATGTAGAAGTTGTAAACGAAAATGGAGAGGTGGTAATCACTGAAACTAAACTTGATAAAGTTAAAGCGTTTGTCAAAAAGAATAAGAAGAAAATTATTGCAGGAGCAGTAGTGATCGGACTTGTACTTGTTGGCTGCGCTATTAGCAAAGGATCAAGTGAAGAAGAGGAATTATCCATTGAAGATTTAGATTATGATGAAACAGATGATCAGAATTCAAATGACAATACTGAGATTTAATAGTATAAGTTATGTACATCAGAGGACGAGTGTTTAATACACTTTTCCTTTTGATCTTATGGGAGGATATTATATGACAAAATATAAATATAAAGGTCCGGTAACACTTTTTGGACGATGCATTGCTGAGAGTTGGAAAGCCGAAACATCCGCTCCGACATTTAAAAAGGCAATGAGTAATTTCAAATATCAATATAAGCAATATGCAAAAATAACTGGCAATATAGAATTACCTGGAGTAGTATCTATATTAGATCAGACGGAGGTATATAATGGAGACAATAAAACCAAACTCGCACAAGTATAAAGAAGAGCAAGCGAATAATGAAAAAGTACCAGATACTAAATTAGCTCCTGTTATAGCTGCAGGAAAAGCAAGAATACAAAAGAAGAGTGGGTTTAGTTTAGCAGCAAAATCTATTATTTCAGATGATGCTAAAAATGTTAAATCGTATATCATACTTGATGTATTAATACCAACTTTTAAAAAAGCAGTATCAGATATAGTAACTAATGGTATTGATATTGTACTATACGGTAAAAGTGGACGAACATCAAAAAAAGGAAGTGCTGGTAGAGTATCATATAGAGACTGCTATAACAAACCTGAGGATAGATTTACAAGAAGTAGTACCTCAGATAGAACTGATAACTATGTTAGTAGAAAAGGTCCAGCTACTGGATTTAATGATGTAGTCGTTGATACAAGGGCTGAGGCGGAAGATATATTAAGTCGTATGAGTGAATATTTGGATCAGTATCCTGTAATATCTGTTGCCGACATGTATGATCTTGCTAATATAACTGATTTTCCATATACATACAATGATTATGGATGGAAGACAGTTGCAAGTGCCAAAGTAGTACGAGTTAATGAGGGATATCTTTTAAAGATGCCTATAATAGTTCCAATAAAATAAAACGAATAGGGAGAATCAAAATGAATAAAGTAGAATTATTAACTAAGATTAATAAAAAAGTAATCAATATCAAAATTAAGAGTGTAAAATATAGTCCAGAATTGCTATTGATATTAGGTATTGCTGGTGCAGTAACTGGTACGGTATTAGCTTGTATCGCAACTACAAAAATCGATTCCGTTAAAGCAGTAAAAGAAGACGAGTTAGAGTTAGCCCATCATGAGAATCAAGAAGATGAAGACGAATTAAAAAAGAGAACAACTGCTATTTATGCTATAACAGGTTTAAGATATGCAGCATTGTATGCTCCTGCAGTACTAGTAACGGGTGCATCTTTATCATGCTTAATAGTATCAAATGTTATCCTTAGACAACGTATTATCGGCGTTACAGCAGCATATGCGTCTGTAGTAACAAGCTTTAAAGAGTATCGTGAACGTGTTGTTGGTCGTTATGGTGAAGATATAGATAAAGAACTTCGTTATAATATCAACAAAAAAGAAGTAAGTACTTCAACAATTGGACCAAAAGGTAATTTAAAAACAAAGACTGAAAATATTAAAGTTGCTGATCCAAATACCATTAGTGATATTGCAAGAATATTTGATGATGGATGTACAGGTTGGCGTAAAGATCCACAAGCAAATCTTATGTTTCTAAAATGCCAACAAACCTATGCAACAAAGTTATTAGAAACACAAGGTTACTTGTTCTTGAATGATGTCTATTATATGCTTGGATTTATGAAGACAAAAGAAGGTCAGGTTTGTGGATGGGTATACAATAAAGAAAATCCAATTGGCGACAATAGGGTAGACTTTGGAATCTATGATATTACAAATGAAAAGGCTAGAGACTTTGTTAATGGATATGAGAGAAACTTATTGTTAGATTTTAATATTGATGGTATGATTCTTGATCTTATCTAAAACCTTTGAAAGGGGTATATAATGAATAAAAATATTACTGCATTAATATCATTTGTTGCTGGCGCCGTTATTGGCGTTGCAGCGTCATATAAAATGGCAGAAAAAAAATACAATGATATTGCTAATGATGAAATAACTTCAGTAAAAGAAATGTTTAATGACAGATTAAATGCTGAATCTAATAAGGAAAAAGAAGTATGTAAATACGAACTTCAATCGGCTACTCTTGCTCCGGATACAGACGATCAAGATAGCAAACCTGTAGTTGCAGAAGAACGTAAAACCACAATGAATCCTAGTCTAGCAGAATACAAATCAACAATTACAAAAGTTGCATACGATCAAATGTGGAAAGGCGATACTAAGGAAGAAACGGAGGTAGTCAAAGAAGTGGAAAAAGAAGATGAGGACGAAAGAATTTATGTAATTTCACCAGACGAGTTTAATACATTGGAAGATTATGGCTCTGAAACATTTTATTATACTGCTGATAATTATGTTATTAATTCTGATATGGAAGAATTATCTGATAGTCAAATAGCATTATCAATAGGTCAAGACCCAGTCGGTCACTTTGGAGAATATGATGATGATTCAGTTTATGTTCGTAATGAAACAAGAAAAATTGATTATGAGATTCTTCTAAGTGAAAAAAATATTTTTGAAATACAGCAGGAGGGATAAATGAACAATGTTGAAAAAGAGTATTTTAATTGGCTGTACACGTTGATGTGCGGGAACGATACTTTTAAAGCAAACTCTTTTTCAGCACTATTATCAAGATTATATGATCGTGAATTTACATGGATTATATGTAACGATTCAAATAGGGCTGAGGAAGGTATTAATTTAAGATATCGTTTCGCCATGGACAGACATTATAGATATAGTGGAGTTAAAATTGCAATAAAAGGCCCATGTAATATGCTAGAAATGATAGCCGCATTAGCCATTAGATGTGAAGAAAACATTATGGATGATCCATTAATTGGTGATAGGACTACACAATGGTTCTGGAGCATGATTAATAGTTTAGGATTATCAACTATGTATGGAAATATGTTTGATCCTGATTATATTGATGATGTATTAACAAAATTTATGAACCGAGATTACTCACCAAATGGAAAAGGTGGTTTATTTACTATAAAAAACTATACCACTGATTTACGAAGTGCAGAAATATGGTATCAACTATGTTGGTATTTAGATAATCTTGAGGGGTATTAAGAGGAGGGTATCACATGGATTTCGTAAAGATTTTAAAAAGATATCCAAAACAAGGTGTCGTTGAAATATATCCAAAATTTATTATCGGCAAACATAATGACATAATGATCCGAGGCGGAGACTTCTACGCTATTTGGGTCGAGGAACGTGGATTGTGGTCCACAGATGAAGATGATGTAAAAATGTTAATTGATAATGAATTAGATGATTACGTCAAAGAACATGTTAAAAATTATGAAGAATCATCAATAAATATACAATATATGTGGGATGCTGATTCTGGAACAGTTGATAAATGGCATAAATATTGTCAGAAACAACAGAGAGATTCGTTTCACATATTAGATGAGTCTCTTGTATTTGCAAATGACAAAGCTAAGAAACGAGACTATGCAAGTAAACGTTTATCATATCCATTGGAAGATTGTGCTACTTCGGCATATGATTTATTGATGTCAACACTATATTTAGAAGAAGATAGACATAAATTAGAATGGGCAATTGGTGCAGTTGTTACTGGTGATTCTAAAAAAATACAAAAGTTTTTAGTATTATATGGTTCACAAGGTTCTGGTAAATCTACAGTATTGAATATAATACAAATGTTATTTGATGGGTATTATTCTGCATTTGATGCTAAGGTATTAGGATCTAGCAGTAATGCATTTGCATTGGAAGCATTTAAAACAAATCCATTAATAGCAATACAACATGATGGTGATTTATCTCATATTGAGGATAATACTAGACTTAATAGTTTAGTCTCACATGAGATGATGACCATTAATGAAAAGTTTAAAAGTGCATACGATAGTAAATTTAAGACATTCTTATTTATGGGTACAAATAAACCAGTAAAGATTACAGATGCTAAATCTGGACTTATACGACGTTTGATTGATGTAGCACCATCTGGCAATAAACTTGCAACTAAAGTATATAATGATTCAATGAAACAAGTTAGTTTTGAACTTGGTGGTATTGCTTGGCATTGTAGAGAAGTATATTTAGAGAATCCTGGAGCATACGATAATTATATACCAACAGCAATGCTTAGTGCATCAAATGATTTCTATAATTATGTTATAGATTGCTATCATATATTTGTACGCGATAATGGTGTAACATTAAAAAGTGCTTGGGAACTATATAAAACCTATTGCGATGATGCAAAAGTATTATACCCATTACCAAGACGAGCATTCCAAGAAGAAATTAAGAATTATTTTAAATCTTTTGAAGATAGGTTTGCCTTGGATGATGGCACCAGAGTACGTAGTTACTATTCTGGTTTTCTTACTGAGAAATTCGAAACTGGATTACCAGTAACGGATAAGAAAAAAGAACAAGAATCAATAAACAATCCAAACGTTACTGAAAAAGGTTGGCTAATGCTAAGTGAACAAAAATCTTTATTTGATTCTGAGTGGTCAGACTGTTATGCACAATATGCAACTACAAATGAAAAAGAGATACCACTTAAAGCATGGGATAAAGTTACAACAAAATTATCTAGTATTGACACTTCTAAATTGCATTATGTTAGAGTTCCAATAAATCATATTGTAATTGATTTTGATATACCAGATGCCGATGGTAATAAAAACTATGAATTAAATGCTATGGCCGCATCAACATGGCCAAAAACGTATGCTGAGGTTAGTAAAGGTGGTGCTGGTATACATCTTCATTATTTGTATAATGGGGACCCAGAGAAGCTCAGCAGAGTGTTTGAAGAGCATATAGAAGTTAAAGTATTCAATGGTAATAGTTCACTTAGACGTAAATTATCAAAGTGTAACGACTTGCCTATAGCACAAATTAGTTCTGGGCTACCGTTGAAAGGAGAGAAAATGATAAACAAAGATATACTAGCAACTGAACGAGGTTTACGAACAACAATTAAAAAATGTTTAAATAAAGAAGTTCATGCTGGAACAAAACCGTCAATGGATTTTATTAATAAAATATTACAAGAAGCAAAAAGTCAAGGTATTAGTTACGATGTATCAAATATGAAAAATGAAATAGTAGCATTTGCAGCACAAAGTAGTCATCAAAGTGAGTATTGCTTAAATCTTATATCAACAATACCATTTAAATCAGATAATGAGATTGATAATTCTAGTATTGATGATGTGGATAAACCAATGATAATATTTGATATTGAGGTATTTCCAAATTTATTTTATGTTGGTTGGAAAGTTGAGGGTGATGGTAAACCTATTGCCCACATGTTTAATCCAACATCAGAGCAAATACAAGAATTATTAAATATGAAATTAGTAGGATTCAACTGTCGTAAATATGATAATCATTTGTTATATGCTAGAGTAATGGGATATGATAATATGCAACTGTATAAATTATCAAAAAAGATTATTGATAATGGTATTCTTACTGCTGGATTCTTAGAAGCTTATAATTTATCATATACTGATGTTTATGATTTTGCATCGTCTGGTAATAAAAAAAGTTTGAAAAAACTTGAGATAGAGATGGGAATACATCATCAAGAATTAGGACTACCATGGGATGAACCTGTTCCAGAAGAGTTATGGCCTAAAGTTGCTGATTATTGCGATAATGATGTTACTGCTACTGAATCGGCATTTCATTACTTATCTGCTGATTGGACAGCAAGACAAATATTGGCTGATTTAGCTAATATGACAGTAAATGATACTACAAATACATTAACAACTAGGATCATATTTGGTAAGGATAGAAAACCACAAGGACAGTTTAATTATAGAAATATGGCTGAACCAGTTTATGATATGGATGATGATACACGAAAATTCTTAGCTGAGGCTTGTCCGGAAATGATGGCGGGGTTACATGGTAATGCTCTTAGTATACTTCCATATTTTCCAGGTTATAAATATTCATTTGGTAAATCAACATATAAAGAATTTAATGAAAACAATCCAAATCCAGAGCGTAGAGTTCTTGGTGAGGGTGGATTAGTAGTTTCAGAACCTGGAATATGGGGTAACGATGCATTGTTAGATATTGTATCGCAACATCCTCATAGTGGTATTGCTGAGTGTATATTTGGAGTTAAATTTACAAAAGCATTCAGAGAAATAGTTGAGGGTAGAGTTAGTATCAAACATAAGGCTTGGGCAGATGTTAATGATATGCTTGATGGTAAATTAACACCATATATTCAAAAAGTTATCAATGGTGAGATGACTGCTAAGCAATTAGCCAATGCATTAAAGACTGCAATTAATTCAGTGTACGGACTTACTAGTGCTTCGTTTGATAACCCATTCAAAGATAAACGTAACGTAGATAATATCATGGCTAAGCGTGGAGCATTGTTCATGGTAGATTTACGAGAAGAGGTTATGAAACGTGGATTTACAGTAGCTCATATTAAGACAGATTCAATTAAGATACCTGATGCTACTCCAGAAATTATTAAGTTTGTAATGGATTTTGGATTGCTGTATGGATATACATTTGAACATGAGGCAACTTATGAACGTATGTGCCTAGTAAATAAGGCTGTGTATATTGCAAAATATGCTACACCAGAACAATGTATGAAGTTATATGGATACGTTCCAGATGATTGTAATGAACATGGTGGAGAATGGACAGCTACTGGTACACAGTTTGCTATTCCTTACGTGTTTAAAACATTATTTAGTAAAGAGGATATCGTATTTGAAGATCTTTGCGAAACCTTTGCTGTGTCAAAAGGTGATCTATATTTGGATATGAATGAGAATCTCCAAGATGTAACGTTACTTGAGAAGCAGCGTGATAAGATGCTTAAGAAAATGGACATTGATGATAGGCTAAAAGATAAATCTTACCCAGAATATGAAGCGTTAGAAGAGGATATAGCCGATGGTCATGATTTGAAGTTTGTAGGTAGAGTTGGACAATTCTGTACTGTTAAAGATGGTTGTAATGGTGGTGTATTATACCGTGTGTACAATGGTAAGAATAACAATGCATCTGGTGCTTCTGGATATAGATGGTTAGAATCAGAAACAGTTAAGAATAACAATATGGAAAAAGATATTAATAAAGATTTCTATAACAAGTTGGTCGATGATGCCATTTCAACAATTAATACATATGGAGACTTTGAATGGTTTGCGTCCAATGATCCATACATCCCAAAACCTAAAGTAGATATGTATATTCCAGATGATGCTGACGAAGAAGAAGGATTACCATTTAATTAGTTCGCGTAATAAACACATCCTATAATGAAAGGATGGTGATATTATGAATATTATTAAAAGAATATCAAACAATCTAAAATACGCAAAATATCGTAAACTTAGAGATAAGGCATTATATGAAATGAAAAAACATGAATATGATACTGATAAAACTGAGTGGATACATTGGGCGAGTATTGGAATGGAAAGTATAAAAAAATGTAGAAATATACCATTACACTAAAAGATATATGGGGTCTAAGAAATTGGACTCTTTTCTTTCTAAAAAATAAAACAAATTGAAGGAGATTTAAAATTATGATGAATTTAACATTTGCACCAAGAGGTATTTTACAAATTGATGGAGCTAGAATTATCTTTAGAAATTTTAAAGGTGAAGGTAGCACGTACAATCGTGAGGGCGATAGAAATTTCGCTATTGTTATCGAAACGGAAGAACAGTATGACGCATTATTAAAAGACCTTAATAAGTTTGGCGATTGCTGGAATGTAAAAAAGAAGGCTCCTAAAGAAGAGGGTGATGAACCATTTATGTATTTATCGGTAAAAGCAAAGTTTAATGAAAATGGACCAGCAATATATCTAGTTTCAGGTAAGGCAAGAACTAAATTAACTGAGCATAGTATAGCAATTCTTGATGACATTGATATTGCATCTGTTAGTTTAGATATACGTCCTTACGATGCTGAAGTTAGTGGTAAGACCTACAGAGCGGCATATCTAAAGGCAATGGAGATTACACAGGAAGTAGATAGATTTGCAGATCCATCAGATATGGAAGATGCTATCAATGAACTTGAGGATGATGCAGAATAAACTTCGCGGATTAAACAGTCCATATTATGAGACTAAATAAAAATTTGAAGGAGTAGTAATATGAATGAAAAGATTAAGAACAAAGCAAAGGAAGTAAAAAACTGGGCAGTTGATCATAAACATGAAATAGTCATGATAGTAATCGGTATTAGTATTGGTGCAGTTAGTGCTTCATATTTAAAAAAGGATAATATAAAAGGATTTGATCCAGACCTTATTAGCTTTATAGATAGTGTGAAGCGCATGAAACCTACGAACGGATATGATATAGTTGATTCTAGGGGCATGACATTTAATGATGTACGTGATGAAATGGTACTAGCACATACACAAGATGTAGTTGTGGTTGGTGCATTAGTATACACAAAGAACAAATAATTTATAGTTACAATTATAGAGGGTCTAGGTTTAAAACTTAGACTCTTTATTTTATTTATGTGGAGGTGATATAATGAGTAAAGAACAAACTCCTTTTCTACGAGATTATCAACTTGATGCCGTGAACAAAGGCACTAATGGATGCATATTTAATGGTGGTGTTGGTAGCGGAAAATCTAGAACAGGACTATACTATTACTTCAAACAAAATGGTGGGCGTCTACTAGATTATGAGAATTATACGCCAATGCATAATCCACCACAAGATTTATATATAATAACAACTGCTATGAAACGTGATAGTTGTGAATGGGATGGTGAACTAGCTAATTTTTATATATCTACCGATCCAACTATAAATCAATATGATCAAAAAATAGTAATAGACTCATGGAATAATATTAAGAAATATATAACTATCAGAAATGCATTCTTTGTATTTGATGAAGATAAAGTAACTGGATCTGGTGCATGGGTTAAAGCATTTTGGAATATAGCAAAGAATAACAATTGGATTATATTATCAGCCACACCTGGTGATACCTGGACGGATTATATGCCAGTATTTGTAGCAAATGGATTCTACAAGAATAAAACAGAATTTGAACGAGAACATGCAGTATTTAAACGATATTCGAAATGGCCTCAGATAGAGAAATATATTAATACTGGAAGGCTTATTAGATTACGAGATAAAATATTAATAAATATGGATTTTGAAAGATTGACAATACCACATCATATGAATGTATATACTGATTACGATGTAGAGACTTATAAAAAAGTAATGAAGACTAGATGGAATCCGTATAAAGATGAACCTATAGCACAAGCATCAGTACTGTGTGGAATTCTTAGACAAATTGTAAATTCCGATGAGTCAAGAGTTGATAAAATGCTTGATATTCTAGAGACAAAAAATACAGCTATTATATTCTACAATTTTAATTATGAATTAGATATATTGCATAATGTATTTTGGAATGCTGGCAATGATACAGAAGCCTGTGATTATGATGCTAATAATAGATTTGAAGTTGCAGAATGGAATGGTCATATGCATCAGGAAATACCAAGAGGTAATAAGTGGGTATATTTGGTACAGTATACTGCTGGTTGTGAAGGCTGGAATTGTATCACTACGGACACTATAATATTCTTTTCGCAGAACTATAGCTATAAGGTTGTAACGCAAGCTGCTGGGCGTATAGACCGCTTAAACAGTCCTTATATAGATCTGTACTACTATCATTTGAAGAGTAGAGCTAGTATTGATATTGCTATTAGTAGAGCATTAACTAGTAAGAAAGAATTCAATGCTATGAAATGGTGTAACTCGCGTAGTAAACAACTCCTATAATAGAATATATAAGGAGGATTTATGATGAGTAAAAATGATGAATTTGAAATTGGGGACATTGAAAAAGTTAAGGTCAATGGATTGAATATGTATAAACTTGGACACGAGTTATGTCTAACAAAAGGTGACGCGATAAAACGCGTAAATGAGTTAAGTAATAATTGGAATGCTAAGAATATATCATTTGATTCTGGATGCGACGTAATAAAAATGATTTGTGATGGAAAAGTTTTACACGGAATAAGATTAGGATAAGAATGTATATTTACAAAAGAGTTTAAGAAATTAGACTCTTTCTTTTCTAAATAAAAGGAGGTATTATGACTGCATTAGAATTTAAAAAGCTACAAGTTGGCG